GATCGACTGCCACGTCAAGGGCGACAGCTAGAAAAAACTACGGACGAAATAAACTGAAAATCAAAAAACAACGAAAACTAAGGAAAAACAAACCCGTTGACCGAGAAAGGTCAAGAATTATGAAAAGGGCCTTGTCAAAATTAGATTTTGATCCTTCAGACGTTGCCGCTGATTCTGCCGTAGCAATGGGCGAAGAAGATATTGACGAATACACTGCTGGTGTTCAAACACGACCAACTAATGTCACTGTTTGGAGAACAATCGGTGGAGAACTAAAGAAAGTAAAACGTTGGACGAAACGTGGTACGAAAGGTATCAACAAAGGGCCGAAATCGCCTGCTCACAAACTTGCCATTTCTAAAGCAATGAAAAGGTCAAAGGCAGTTAAGAAAGCACATGGTGGCGGTGGTGCTGATGAAACTTTCAACCCAACCGAAGTTATTACCGCACTTTCTACTGGCGAAGAACTTTCAGAGGCTTTCAAAGAAAAAGCATCTGTCATTTTTGAATCTGCTGTCAATAATGAAGTCGAAAAGCAATTGGAATTGGCAGAAGTCGAAGTTCAGAAAGTTTTTGAAGTGGAATACGATACGGCAGTCGGTGAAATCACAAGTAAAGTTGATAGTTATCTTGACTACGTTGTCGAAGAATGGATCAAAGAAAATGAAGTTGCCATAGAATCTGGTATTCGGTCAGAAATTGCCGAAGATTTTATTGGTGGCCTTAAAACTTTGTTCACTCAAAATTACATTGATGTTCCTGATACCAAAGTCGATGTTGTTGAAGAATTGGGTCAGAAAGTCAAGCAATTAGAAGAAAAACTTAATACAGAACTCACTAGTAATATTGCTCTCAAGCAGGAACTTTCGGAGCATAAAAGAGATGAGGTTATTCAATCACTTAGTTCTGAATTGACAGTTGCCGAAGTCGAAAAACTGAAAGAACTCTCAGAGGGAGTCAGTTTTGAAGATAGCTCGGATTTTGCCACTAAGATTACAACCTTAAAGGAAAACTATTTTCCGACGGCAAAAATTCAATCTAGTCAAGAGGAATTATTAACAGAAGAAACAGATTTTGAAACGTTATCGAGTTCGATGGATGCTTATACGAAAGTTCTTACAAGTACGGTTCAAAGTTAGGAGTTTATATAAATAGGTTTAAATGAACCTAAATTTTTAATAGGGAGAAACAACAAAATGCAAAGTAATACGCAAGTTTTACAAGAGAAATGGAAACCTGTTTTGGATCATGAAGCTCTCCCAAAGATTCAAGATCCATATCGCAGGGCAGTTACAGCAGTTCTCTTGGAAAATCAAGAAATAGCAGTTCGGGAAACACAGGCAGTAGAAAATTCTACTGCTGGTTTATTAGCAGAAGCTTCACCAACAACGGACGCTGGAACTGGTGGTTTTGCTACCGCTGGTGGAACTGGTGTAGCAGGGTATGATCCTGTTCTTATCAGTTTAGTAAGGCGTGCCGCTCCTCAAATGATCGCATATGACATTTGTGGTGTGCAACCGATGACAGGGCCGTCTGGTCTTATTTTCTACATGAAAACAAATTATGTAGATAACGCATCTCCTCCAGCAAAAGTAGTAGCAGCTGATCGTCTAGAAGGTCTATTCGATGAGGCCGCAACTGCACAATCTGCTGGAAATTCTGGCACTACAGTCGGTGGCGTTGATAATAACAATCCTGCAACAACAGATCCGTTTGAAGCTGCTTATGATACGGATACTTCTACTGGAATGGCAACTGCCAGTGCTGAAGCACTAGGTGGTGGATCGGATGATCATTTCCGTGAAATGTCATTCAGTATCGACAAAACTACTGTTACAGCAGTTAGTCGTGCTTTGAAAGCTGAATACACAACGGAATTGGCACAGGATTTGAAAGCAGTTCACGGTCTTGATGCTGAAACCGAATTGGCAAATATTTTGTCAACGGAAGTTCTTGCTGAAATTAATCGTGAGATCATCCGTACCGTACTCAGTGCCGCTAAATTTGGTGCGCAGGTTGGTACAACTACCGCTTCGATTTTTGATCTTGATACCGATAGTAATGGTCGATGGTCGGTCGAAAAATTTAAAGGTCTACATTTCCAGATTGAACGAGATGCCAATGCTATTTCAGTGGATACTCGTCGAGGTCGTGGAAGTTTCATTATTGCTAGTTCCGATGTTGTGGCTGCATTGTCTATGACAGGAAACTTGGATACTGGTGCTTCTACATCTGGTAGCGGTCAATTGTCACCAGACGGTGTTACTGGTAATACTCTTGTTGGTACACTTAATGGAAAATACAAAGTTTATGTAGATCCATACTATGCTGGTACGCACGAATACTACTGTGTCGGTTATAAAGGTTCTTCACCTTACGATGCTGGTATTTTCTATTGCCCGTATGTTCCGTTGCAGATGGTTAAGGCAACTGGAGAGCAAACGTTCCAACCGAAAATCGGTTTTAAAACCCGATATGGTGTGGTTGCTAATCCTTTCACTACTTTGGATGAACCAAGTAGTACTACAAATGCGGCTGATGGTAATGCCTACTACAGAAAAGTTCAAGTTCAAAACTTAATGTAATCGCATTTCACACAACTACATTACAACTAAGGGGGGAGAAATCTCCCCTTTTTTGTTGCTTATAAATATAGACAGGAGAAAACTTATGGCGCAAACACAAGGTTTTATATCAAACCTACCAGATAACTATAACATCCTGTCACCGATAGGTTATAGACTCAACATACAAAAACTTCCCAATGTAGTTTATTTTTGCCAAACAGTTAATATACCTGATTTAACACTAGGTGAGGTCACACGGCCAACACCATTAAGAGATATTTCTGTATTTGGAGACAATCTTACTATAGGGACATTAGATGTGGGGTTTGTAGTGGATGAGGATATGACGAATTATTTGGAAATTCAGACTTGGATGAGACAATTAAGCTCACCAAGTGATTTTAGTGCATATAGTACCCTACGAGATGAAGGTAGTGGGTTACCCGAAACTGGCGGGCAATATTCAGATGCAACATTACATATTTTAACCAATTCTATGAATATCAATAAGAATGTTCAATTCAAAGACTTGTGGCCAACCTCTTTGGGCGCAATTGATTTTAATGTTGGTGAAACTGAAGTTTCTCCGATTATAGTGAGTGTATCATTTAATATAACTGATTTTACTATCGTATCGACGACATAATATGGAACTTTCTGAAATATTTGCTGAAACTTCACAAGATTTGAAACTTGATGATACCGAATTGGATAGGGAGTCATTGAGGAATCCATATTTGTATGATAAATATTTGAAGTTCTTTACAACGTCTGATCTGGAACTGAAAAAACTCAAAAAAGAGTACGATGTTCTCAGATTGGAAAAGTTTGAGTATTATACAGGAAAAGCCGATCCAGAAGTTTACAGAGAAAATCCTAAAGGCATTAAGGTTCTCAAGGGTGATCTTGATCTTTACTTGGATGCAGACCCCGATCTGAGGAAGATTGAGGAATCTCTTGGGTATATGCAGTCGAAGGTGAATTTCTTGGAAAAAACACTAAAAAATATAGAGAACCGAAATTGGAACATTAAGAATATTATAGAATGGAGAAAATTTCTTAGTGGTATCACCTGATACATTATACATTTCTAAATTAGATGAGGTTTACATAAAGATTGATTGTGAGCCTAGTGTTGCTCAGGAAGTATGTGATTACTTTACATTCTATGTACCTGGCTATACATTCATGCCGTCTTTCAAATCGAAAATGTGGGATGGAAAAATTCGGCTCTATTCTGTTTATGAAAAGAAGTTGTATGGTGGTTTGTTGCCCCATGTAGCAAGATTTGCGATTTCCAGAAAGTATGATATTGTATCTGAATATGATTTTGAAAATGAACCAGTGGTGTTGACAGAGGAATTTGTAAATGGTTTGCAACTCCAATCCAAAGGAAAATTATTAGAAGTTCGTGATTATCAGCTGGAAGCAGTCACTAAAGCACTCAATAAACAAAGGGTATTACTTGTTTCACCTACGGCATCAGGAAAATCGTTGATAATTTATATGTTGATTAGATTTCTTGACGTCCCATCATTGATTATCGTGCCAACAACTTCATTGGTGGAGCAAATGTACAAGGATTTTGCTGATTATTCAGTCAGGAATGGTTGGCCTGTTGAGGATAATTGTCATCGTATATATTCTGGTTATGAATTGGAAACCGATAAACCAGTTGTCATATCAACTTGGCAATCATTACACCGACTTGGAATGGATTTTTTCAATGATTATGAATTGGTTGTAGGTGATGAAGCTCATGGATTTAAAGCAAAATCATTGATTTCAATAATGACCAAGTTAGTAAATGCTGGGTACAGGATAGGAACGACTGGTACTCTTGATGGAACACAAACACATCAATTAGTGCTAGAAGGATTGTTTGGGGCTGTTCATCAGGTCACGACGACGAAAAAATTAATGGATACAGATATATTAGCAGAGTTGAACGTTCATTGTATTGTAATATCATATCCAGAAGATGAGTGCAAGATTGTTAAGGAAATGAACTATAAGTCAGAATTGGATTATCTGGTGGGTAACGATAAGAGAAATCGTTTTATAGTTGATATGGCTAAGTCGTTGCAAGGAAATACATTAGTACTGTACCAGCTGGTAGAAAAGCATGGCACGATACTTTATGATATGATGTCAGATATTGATAGTAAAGAGATTAGGCTGATACATGGAGGTATAGATGCAAAAGAACGTGAATTGATTCGAGAGGAAGTGGAGAATGGTGACAATTTCGTGATAGTGGCATCATATGGAACATATAGTACAGGTGTGAATATAAAGAACTTACATAACGTTGTGTTTGCATCACCAAGCAAGAGTCGCATTCGGAATCTACAGAGTATCGGTAGGGGTTTGCGTAGAACAGACGATAAGACCAAAGCACACCTATTCGATATATCAGATGATCTGTCTTATAAATCATACAAGAACTACACATTAAGACATCTGATAGAACGTATGAAGATATATAACAGTGAGAGGTTTAATTACAAGATGAGGAAGGTATCCCTTTAAGTATATCCAGTTCCCCCAAAGCTGAACACTGAAAGTATAACATATTTTTCATCATTTGTCAAGGCTATTTTTCCCTTGACAAACAACTATTTTTATGGTATAATATAGGAAACGAGGTTAATTGTGGCTAAGAAAAAGCAACACTATATCGACAACAAGAAATTCTATGTTGAGATGGTGGGATATAGAGAATCGGTTGATGTGGCAAAACAAGAGGGGATGCAAGTACCCCCTGCAACTGAGTATATGGGTAAGTGTTTTCTTGATATTGCTAATGGCCTGTCATTTCGACCTAATTTCATAAATTATACCTATAAGGATGAGATGATTGCAGATGGTATAGAAAATTGTTTGCAGTATTGTTCTAATTTTGATCCAGTAAAGTCTATCAATCCTTTTTCCTATTTCACCCAAATCGTGTATTATGCCTTTGTGCGTAGGATTGAAAAAGAGAAAAAACAGACTTATATTAGACATAAGCTATCTGAAAAAATGTTTGATGATAACGAATTGGCAATTCTTCAAGAACACGATGATGCTTTACCGCAGAGTTTTATGGAGAATTTAAAGGTTGATGGATTTTCTATAGATGAATATGAGAAGAAAATGGATGTTAAACGATCAAATCGGAAACGACCAAAAAGGAACCTAGAAAAATTTATGGAGTCGGAATAATGCCAATATTTACTTATGTCTGTAAGAGTTGTAAAGCAGAATTTGATGCTGTACAATTGTTTTATGATGATGAATTGAAGATGTGCGGTAATTATTGCAAGTTGGAAGATTTTAAAAGTGGAAATATTATTGCTGAGGGAAAAGTCGTAAGAAAGAATAGCACACGGGTTAAGATTAAGGTGAAAAATGAAAATAGCATTAGTGACTGATACGCATTTTGGAGCTAGAAACGACAATTTAGTAATACAACGACACATGAGGAAATTTTTTGATGATGTATTTTTCCCATATTTAGAGACAAACGAAATTACAACAATCATCCACTTGGGGGATTTGGTAGATAAGAGGAAAACCATAAATTATTTGACATTGAACAATGTGCGTAAAAATTTCATCAGTAGAATATTTGATAGAACACTATCTACACATATCATAGTGGGAAATCATGATACCTATTACAAAAACACCAATCAGATTAATTCTATCAATGAATTGTTTGGTGATGTGCCATTTTTACATATCTATGATTCAGCAGAAACCGTTAGACTAGATGATTTTGAGGTTTGTTTACTTCCGTGGCTGTGTCCAGAGAATTACGAGAATTCTATGGAACACGTTGATAAGACATCAGCAAAGATTTTGATGGGGCATTTGTCGCTGGTTGGATTTGAAATGTTTCGTGGTGTTCGTTCTGAACATGGCCATAGCAGATCACTTTTTGGAAAGTTTGACAAGGTTTATTCTGGCCATTTTCATTATAAAAGTGAAAAGGATAATATTTACTATCTGGGAAGTCCGTATGAAACTATGTGGAGTGATTATGGTTGTAAAAAGGGATTTCATATATTGGATACCGATACAGGTGAGGTTGAGTTCATACAGAATCCATATAGTCTTTTTAAGAAAATTTATTATAATGATTCCAGTGAATTGGAAGATCCATCCCAATATTCAGAATCTTACATAAAGGTAGTTGTCGAAGAAAAATCCAATCCATACCATTTTGATAAATTCATAGATGGGATATATCAAGAGAATCCAGCACAGCTGAGCGTTGTAGAGGATTTTGATGTTGTTGAAGATGAGGAAATTGAAGGAGATCAGGATACAATGACCATTCTTAGTAATTATGTAGATAGCTTGGAAACGAGTTTGGATAAAACTCGATTGGATACCATGCTTAGAAACCTTTATGTTGAGGCTGTGAGTGTTGAATGATTGAATTTGAAACTTTGAGATGGAAGAACTTCCTTTCTACAGGTGATGAATTTACAGAAATATCTTTGAATTCAGATCCATCTACTCTTGTGGTCGGTGAAAATGGTTCGGGTAAATCTACCCTTTTGGATGCCTTGACATTCGTTCTGTTTTCCAAGCCATTCCGTAGGATAAACAAACCACAATTGATAAATTCTGTAAATGAGAGGGGATGTTTGGTAGAGATTGAGTTTAGGGTCGGTAGTAAATCCTATTTTATTCGTAGGGGATTGAAACCCAATCTATTTGAGATTTATGTTGATGGTGAGATTGTTGACCAAGATTCGACTACGAGAGATTATCAGGAACACCTAGAAAAATATATACTGAAATTAAACTACAAGAGTTTCACGCAAATTATTGTATTGGGTTCAAGCTCATTTCAGCCATTTATGCAACTTACGACAGCCAATAGACGGGAAGTCATCGAGGACTTGCTGGACATAAATGTGTTTTCGACTATGAACCAGTTGTTGCGTGAGAAGATTGCAGTCAACAAAAATGATTTGTTGTTTGTAGACCAGAGGATGGAAGTAAATAATGAACGTATTGATATGCAACAAGGGTATATAAATGAGGTTGAAGAAATTAATCGGAATAAGATTGAGAAAACCCAGCGTTCCATTGATAACAGCAAATCTCAAATAGATGGCATAGATCTTGCAATATTAGATATGAGGAAGGAACTTGCTGATCTTATGGCCAGAACAACGGAAAACGAATTATTGACAGACAGGCAACAATCATTCAAATTGCTTGGCAATCAAATTTCTTCTAATATCAGGAAGATGAAAAAGGATGTTAAATTTTTCGAGGATAATGATGATTGTCCTACATGTGGACAGAAATTAGATGAGAACCATGCAGACCACATCGTAGAGGAAAAAACTAGTAAATTAAAAGAAAGTGTGTCTGGTTTGGAAAAGCTTGAAATAGAAATGGAAGGTGTTAATAAGTCTATAGAGAATATTTCTGAAATTCTTAGACAGGCAAATGAGAAGGAAATGGATATTCAAAAGAACAGGCACACTATAGATGGTATTGAAAAATACATCCAGAAGATGGATGAGGAAATCCTGTATTTGAATAAGGTCAAAGAAAGGGCAGATGGTGATGCTGAAAAGTTGGATGCTTTGATTGAGGCCAAGTTGGAGATGGAAAGTGAAAAAGAAGAATTGTCAATTGAAAATCAATATCTTTCACTTTCATTTGAGTTGCTTAAAGATACTGGTATCAAAACTAGGATCATAAGGCAATATTTGCCTATTATGAACAATCAAGTAAACAAATACCTTACAGCAATGGATTCATATTTTAATTTCACTATAGATGAGAATTTCAATGA